CTGCTTCCTCAACTGCTAGAGTACTACGCTTAATAACAGCGTCCAAGTTCAACTTAGTGTCCTTGGCGTACTCAGGCAGACCTTCTTTAAGTTGATCTACCCAGGCAGTCATTATAAAGTCTCCCCACCAATGGTACGGTTACATGCACATAGTTCGCCAGTTTGTAATGCGTCCAAAATACGCAGGGTTTCTTCTGGGCTACGACCAACATCCAAGTTGTTGACGGTAACGTGTTGGATTGTGTTGTCTGGATCAACGATGAATGTTGCGCGAAGTGCCGCACCTGCTGGACCAAAGAATACGCCAAGTTGTTCAGCCAAGCTCAACTCACCGCGTTGTGTATCAGCGAATTGATTGTGTTTGATATTGATCAAATCTGGGTGGCTCTTTTGCCAAGCAATCTTACAGAACTCGTTGTCTGTTGAACCTGTCAACAATACAGCATCACGATCTTCAAAGTCCTGATTCAACTTGTCATAGGCTACGATTTCAGTTGGGCAAACAAATGTGAAATCTTTTGGATAGAAAGCAATGATCTTCCACTTGCCTGGGAAACTTGTTTCATTAATTGTGAAGAAAGCATCTTCTGGTTGTCCTGGCTTAACGCCTGTAACTACGAAATGTTCTAGTTTATCGCCGATTGTTTTCATATTTCCTCCTGTGTGTATAATGAAAAACTTGTACTCAGTGTTTATACTGATATAATATTGTAATAGTATTTAACACTTAGATCAAGCGTTTTAATAGCTTTTAACAATAATTGTTTCAATGACTGTAATAGAAAAAATCAATAACAACATTATTTGTTGATGATTTGGAAAACCTTATTGGCCAGTATGCGTTCTTTGGCAAATGCTTCTAATTCCCAAGGCTGTTGATGATAGCGTTTGCTAACTTTCTTGCCCATCCAATATTTGGTTTGTAATCTATCGGGAATATTTTTGAGCTGTCCCCGAGCATACTGTTTGGCATGAACCATTTCGTGTGCTATGGTTAAAACCAACCGTTCAGTGTCTAAGCTGGAGTCTAAAACCATGACCAAGTGTTTTGGTCCAATTTTACTAACATAGCCCCTAGCATTGGTTTCTTTGGCCATACCACGTTTAGCAAAAACACCCATACTCCACGTGCTTTTTTTAAGTTTAAGTTCCTGTTCAAAAAATAAAATAGTGTTAGTGATAAAAGCCGATGTGGCACTCTTTCTAAGATTAAACTGGATGTCCATGGATTCCTTTCTAAGTGTGTATCTATTATACACAAAAAGAAAGGTCCCGTCAAGGACCTTTCTGCTATTTTTGGTGACAAGGCATAACTGCCTCGGAGATTATGCCGCTAGGGCAAATACCTCATCATTGGCTGCGTTTGCAGTTACTTTTTTGTGTCTTCGATCGGGTCGCCCCAATCCTAACGGCTTCTACATTGCCGGACTGTCCATTTCATTACTCTTGACCCAATCGATTACCAGAGCAGGCCCATTATAAAGTATACTAACAAAGTCTCTAGCGTTTCAACATAGAGGGGAAATATACTTTATGGTGGACCTGGCCGGATTCGAACCGGCGTCTTGAATCCTTTTCAATCTACTTCATACAGTCTTACTATTGAGACTTGCTCAATTCTTAACGACGTTTACTAACGTGACGTTTAGCCGCACGTTTAGCCATTGTCTTCAAACTTCTTGCTCTTGCCATAATGGTACTCCTTGTTAAAGTTAAACTATACGATATTTAGTTGCTTATGTCAAATCTATTTTATACGACCAAGGATTGATAGCTACGATATTCCTAGTTCCAGTAAACTGTTCAACTCCGTGTATCAATCCTGGGGAAAACATGATCAATCTATTGGTCTTGGCCATGATGTTTTTTTCTGTACTCAAAAATCTGCCACCTACTAGATTTTCTACTTGGGCATAATATACTATGCTACACATAGGTGTTTTGACTTCACCAGTATCAGTCCAAACTTTTTCATCTTTGTCAACGTGATAGCCTACCCCCACTCCATAGTGACTCCAGCATTCAACTCCCACCATGTTGGTGAGATCAAATTTGTATTTGGCCACATCTATGATGGCATTAAGTGGAAAATCCTGCTTATCAAAATCTTCCACGTCAATCCATTTGTTCTTTCCAGAATTTGTGCCATCATATTTTCCTGGACCATTGGCAAATGCCTCCAGGATAGACAGCCTTTCTTCTTCAGTCAACGCATTATCGATAATAACAAACATATTAGTTGAATGTAATAGCGTAGGTGAATCTATAATGATCAGCTATTTGGCTTTGAGGTCTAACACTGTGAGGTATACGTCCATCAAATAAAACCAATCTTCCAGGTGTATATGGTAACGCTAGATCAATGTCATTCATATCTTCTGAATAAAACAAAGTCTCGCCGTGCCAACTATGATCCCATTCCAAATTCACATAGTATAAGGCAACCAGTTGTTCTGGATGTGTATGTGGGAAATGAGTGTGGCTGGGCACTGATAAATTAACCACTGAACGTTTTACTTCTAGATCTTTGATTAGATCATTTACTTCGGTGGTTTTTAAAAAAGGAAGTAGCCCGGCATCCTGATTATTTTGTTCATTGTAGGCAGTATAAAGACACTGATGTCTTGCGGCTACTTCATGATCCGCATCAGGCCATCCTATAAAATATGCTGATTTACGGACAAAATCAAAAATGCGATTTCTAAGAACAGCGGGAAGTAATCCATCATAAACATAGATTAACTTCCCGCTGGATAGTACGTGTGTTTTAAGGTTTGAAGTCATAATAAACTATAACAAGTTTGATAGTTATTGTCTATTAATTTGGTACTAAAACTAGTTTGGTAATACCTGTTTGTGGATCAATCATCTGTTGCCAATGATACCCTGCTGGGGGTGCTTGATAGTATGGTGGTTGGTTAATATAAACAGGAGGTTGTTCAATAACCACAGGTGGTGCTACATATACTGGTGGACGAGCTAGTTCATATCCAATTATTCCACCAATAAACGCTGGCCCTACCCAACCTAGTCCATGGCCACGATAGCAACAGCGATCATGGAATCCTTCATGAGCATGTGCTGTCATTGCCAATGTCATTAAACTTGCTAGTATAATTTTTTTCATTACAATCTCCTTAATACCCTAGTATTTGGGTAAATTGTTGTCCGTGATAATCAAAAGTAATAACACGGCCTTGTTGAATTTGAACAGGCACCAAACGGCAAAATTCACGTTGTTCAACTCGAGCTGAATCTTTGCCTGCTTCGTTACCAATCGCCCCACCAATCAATGCGCCAGCAATACCGCCGACTAGCCTATCATTGCTGTTATGACCTAAGGTGCTACCAATAGCTCCGCCAGCTATGGCGCCAATTGCAGTATCTCCGCGGCTATTGTCTCTTACCACTTCACGTACTTCACATTGTCGTTGTTGAACTGTGACATATCTTGGTTGTATGCCAACTACCATTGCGACATCTGGCGGTGGAGTTTGAGCCATGGCAACATTTCCCATCAACGCTGTAACAATTAACAATTTTTTCATTTTAATTTCCTTGGTAATACAAAATTATCGGACTCCGTAGGGCGTGTGGGTCCTCCGATTAGACAGTAGGTCTTTCACCTTGCCAACTTGGCTATGCCTAGTTTACCCCTACCAGATACTGTATTTATTTTATAGTAGAATTACTAATATGTCAAGAGGGATTTTTTACAGCACAGAGAAGTACAGGAATTTCAATTTTTGGAAATTCAAATGATGGAATTTTAAGTAATTTTAAAATCTGATCTATAGCCTGTATAAATTCAGCCAGTATTTGACCTATAAAATTGTTAATCCAAATTTTGATATCTGATACTATTTTGGTAAAATCTATATTGGGTCTATTGACTTTAATATCAATAGGGAACAACCAATCAAATGGTTTACCAAAAATAGGAAGATGGAAATTTTTTAATGCTTCTATTATTTGTTCATAGGTAGCTTCAATATCTCCGTATATGGTTTTTATAAAGGCCTTGATAGCGTTTTCAATATCTTGAAAAGAAGGAAGGCTGATCAGTATATCCAATATTTTACCCAATATGGCATCTTTGACTTTTTTCCAAATTTCGCTCAGTGTGGGTACCTTGTAGGTTATAGCATCATAGGCTTCTAATCCTATTTGTATAAGGCTAACTAGTTCACTGATAATTTTATAGAAAAAACCCCAAAGACTGGCTTTAACTCTTTTGATAATTTCAGTAATTTCTAATTCTGGTATGTTAAAGTCTGTAAAGAACGGATAAGGTATGCCTAATAATTTCAAAAGTTCAAGTAATTGATCCTTGGCATTATTGTAGAGATCAGTCAAACTGACTTTTAATTTGTCATACAGATCTTTGGAAAATAAATCACTGATATGTAGATTCAATATGGGTATGGTGAGATCCAGTGCCGCTAATCCAAAATGTTTAAGTATGTCAAATAATTCTTGTAATATCTTAAATATTGGCTCTAGATAAGTTTTCATCAACTCGTCATACAACCTACTGACAGCTTCCTTGACGTCAGTGATAGGATCAATAACCCCTGTATGCTTACAACCAATATTAAACAAGGGAATGGACACACCTGTTACAGTCAAAGATGGATCGTTGGGATACGCATCTTGTACCAATGTATAGATCTTTTGCATATTAAGACCTTTGGCCAAATCAATCACCAAGGTACCCTGTACTTGAATTTCAGTGGCGGTCGTAATAGCAGTCATGATTATCGCAGTGCGATTCCTGTGGTACCCTGCATGTATTGATCGGCGGCATCTTTTTTACTGATTGCTATGGCAAATACATGTGACTTCTGGAGAGTAACTGTGTCTTCCTCTGCTAGGAAAAACCAAGGAATCATGCCCAGTCCCTGTGGACCCATGGTCAGTGCCAAGGGTCTATTAATTTTAATTGTTGTGTCAGTTTCTTCTTCAAAACGAGCAATTAGTTCATCACCGTTAACAACTTTTAAACTCACAACGTCGCCCTGTGTGTAGGGTTTTTTCATCAATAACATATTATTCATCACCTATTAATTTTTCTAATAACTTATAGTTATCGTATGCCTTTTTAAGGGCCGCAAACTTTTCTAATTTAGCAGGACTGGGTTCTGCTAGTATAGCCAGCCTATCTTCAATCTTTTCCAGTAAGGTCCCTAAATTGTGGCCTTTCCATTTGATGTCGCCTTCAAATTCGGCATCAGAGGTGACATGTAATCCAACGCCAATAGTGGTGATATTAGGCGCAGTCCAAGCCGGATTAGAGCCAGTACTATACAAAAACTGTCCAGGTTGATGGGTATTTGGCACAGTCACTGTGCCATAATTGTAGGGATTAGATGCGCCCATGGCCCCACCTAGTATTGATCCTGTGCCAGTCGAGCAGGACACAGTCATTGATCCTGTGATTTTACTAAAGTCAACATCATAAGATTGCCCCCATAAGGCACCGTTATAGACTGTGCTGTATATGTCTTTATCATCCATTTAGACGAGCCCGTAGTTCAGTGAAGCCACCTACTAACTCGCCGTCTAAGAAAATTTGTGGGACTGTGCGAGCTGTTGGTACAGCTTCTAATAATTCTTCCTTGGTATACCCGTCACCAATTTTCTTTTCTTCAAACGGAATACCCTTGGCCTTTAACAATGCCTTGGCCTGTTCGCAAAATGTACAGTTGTACTTACTCCAAACGATTGCTTTACTCATATTCTTTTCCTTCTTTCCAAAAATCGCATCATAGTTGTTGCCAAATTCTTCTTGGCTGACACTGAAAGGTCTAGGTCTACTGCCTTTTGACATCTTGTGTTTCCTTTAAACTTTTGACACAACAGCAATAAAGTATCCGTTGTGCCAATCACCATTTTGACCAAATTCGGCACCATCGGTATCGTTATCTGTAGTTCTAATTTCCAAACTGGTTAAAACCTTAAGTCCAAGTTTTGAGATGGCAGATATCGTGCCTTCTCTTGGTTGTCGCCAATTCCAGTCATCGACAACCAAAACAAACTGATCATCAAGCGCAGGTAAGGCCATGGCAATACCGTCATACTGATCATCATGATCATGTGGGCCGTCGAACAAGTATACATTAAATTTACCAATGCTGGCAAAATTGACCTGTCTAAAATCATTTTCAATAAAACTAAAATTTATAGCAGGTGTCAAAATCGCATTTACATTACTGTGAAATACGTCCTTGGGTCCTTCAAATTGACTCCAGTTATCAATACACACAGCACGAAGTGTGTTGCCAAACATTGCGCTACAGGCGGTGGATCCTGCCCATGAGCCAACTTCTAAATATCTAGCATCACTGATTGAAGCAATCAAATTATTAATCAACATACGATATTTTTTACCACTCATACCAATAAGTGTTAAAATACCCTCAGGTAATTTATGATCATTAGCCAAGGCTTTATCCAAGGCTGATTTTATTTTAACTGCTATTTCAGAAGTCTCGTCGCCACTGAAATTTATACTTGTTACATTTGCCATTTTTTCCTTATAGGTCCGGTAATTCATCGTAACTGACTGAATCACTCATCACGCCAATCACATAGTTTGTTGATTCTGTTTCTTGTAGAGCACTTTGTTTTTTGCCAATATTAACATGTTTGTTAAACCAAGGGATAGGACTAGATTTAGGATGTTCACCAGCATACTTAATGCCAATATCCTTTAAACGAGTAAATGCTGTATAATCAACAAAATCTTTTAAGATAGTGGCATTTAGTCCAATTACTGGGCCCAATTTAAACAAATAATCTGCCCAATCTTTTTCTTCACGTACAACATCCATGTACATTTGATAAACTTCTTGTTCACATTCCTCTTTGGCTCGAACAAAACGATCATCATCCTTGGTAACATTATTAATTATCCACGCAGTCCACTCGGCATGTAGAATTTCATCTTGAAGAATTAAACTGATAATATTGCCATTGCCAATGTAGATTTTATTTTCTACCATGACCAAACTTGTGGCAAATGATACCATAAAACGGAAAGCTTCTAAAGCATAGCTGGCGTTCAAGGCCAACCAGATAGCTTTGACATGTTCATATTCATCTACTGCAGTGCCTGATTCTATGGCACAGTTTAACTTATGTAGTTTTTCATAGTAGTGGCCAATGTTTGCGGCCATTTCCACAATTTCCTTGGTATCATGAATCTTGTTAAATTCTTCCTTAGGTACACCATAGACATTACGAATAATGTGACTGTATGATTTACTATGAATATTTGTTTCAAAGAAACTCCAATTACTAACCAATGCCTCTAACTCAGGTATACTGACCACTGGAGTGAATACTTGACTTGGCGCACGGCCTTGAATACTGTCTAGTGCTGTTTGTCTTAGTAGGTTACTGGTAAAGATATGTTTGACTGCGTCACTGGCATCCTTGTGATCCATTTTGTCTTTGGTAAGACTGATCTCTTCAGGAACCCAAAAGAAACCACGTGCCAGTTCTTCAAATTTGGCTATCCGTGGATGACGGTATTCTTCAAATCGTTGTACTGTGACAGCACCATCTAAAAACATTCTACGTTTTAGGTAATTAGGTGCTACAGTTAAATCATATTGTTGTTTACTCATAGTACGCAGGCCTCGCAATTTTCTTCATCATCATATACTGTAACAGGTTCGACTGATATTAATCTATCTGTTTGAGTATTTAAAACATTTTTAGATCCAACTTTATTAATTAGACTATAATAAATTGTCTTTATACCCCACTTGTAGGCCAGCATTAGATTTTTAGCAATCAATGTACCAGGCACTTTTCCATCTTTAAATTTAGCAGGATTGTAAAAGGTGTTTGTACTCAATGACTGATCAATATATGCGGCCAACACGGCAGCGGTTTTCAAATAATCAACACAATCAGTCTGATCCCACATCAATTGATAGCGGTTCTTTAATCTACGATATTCAGGAACTACTTGCACAAAACTGCCTGCTTTCGATTCCTTAACACTGATCAATTCCATGGGCATTTCAATACCATTTGTGCTATTGAGTACAACCGAGCTAGATTCAACAGGAGCCACTGCCATCAATGTGGCATTACGAATACCATACTGTAGCATGTTAATACGTAGAGTCTCCCAATCTAATGTGGGGGTGAAGTCTGTAAGTTCGTTAACGCCGGTTGATCGACGTTCCCAAGGAAAAATACCTCGACCATAAAAAGTATTTTGGCTACGTTCACAAGCGCCACGTTCTTTAGCCAATTCAACACTCATTTCAGTTAGATAAAACGCTTGATGTTCCATCCATCGTTTAACTTCTGCTAGTGCTTCCTGTGTGCCATATTTAAAGTTACGTTTGGCATGCCAGTAGGCTAGGTTGGTAATACCAACACCCAGAGGTTCAAACTCTTGATTGGCCATTTTACTTTGTACACTCAAAAAGTCTTGGTATCCCAGTAAGTTACTTAGGCTACGAACAAGTATACGACAGGCTTTACGCATTTGTTGTGGATTGGTAAACGATCCCCAATTTATACTTCCAAGTGTACATAGGGCAATACGTCCATCAGGGTCTTCGATCCTTTGGAAAGGTCGTGTGGGCAATAATATTTCTTGACATAGATTGCTTTGATAGATTGGATCAACTGTTGTATCAAACGGGCCTTGGTTGATGACATTGTCAATATTGACCAAATAGATTCTACCTGTGTCAGTACGCTCTTTAAGTATACCGTTCTTGAATATCTCATCTGCCGATACTGTCTTCTTTTTAATTGTCGGATGTTTTTCATAATTTAGGTACAGTTCCTCAAACTCCTCTGAATTACGATAATACGCTTCGTATAGGTCTGGAACTTCATGTGGATCAAACAAGGTAATATTTTGGTTATTCTTATAACGATTCCAAAACATCTTGTTGACTACTACAGAGTAGTCCATTTGTCGTACACGAGTTTCTTCAGTGCCCTGATTGTTCTTTAACACAATAAGGTCTTCAAATTGATAGTGCCAAATAGGAAATGTGACCGTACAGCTAGCATTTCGAATGCCACCTTGACTACAACTACGTAGATCAGCGAACCATTTCTTAAGAAAGGGTATCATACCCGTATGCTTGATTTCTCCATTGCGAATTGGTGCGCCTAACGGGCGAATTCGACCTATTTCCAGGCCAATTCCGGCACGTTTTGACGCATATTTCGCCATCATTTCACCGGCAGCAAAGATACTATCAAGAGTGTCATCACTACTAATAAGTACGCAACTACTAAACTGTTTAGTGGTAGTACCCAGGCCAGCAAGTACAGGAGTAGCTAAAGTAAAATGGCCATCGGAAGCACATTCATAATATTCCTTTACTAATTTAAGTCTTGTTTCCTTGGGTTCGTTATGGAAAGCAGTGGCAGCGGCTATAGCATAACGTACCTGTGGGGTTTCGTAGATTTTACCAGTAGCACGATTTTGTACCAAATATTTTTCTGATAGCTGGGCAATAGCGGCGTAGGTATATTCTTCGTCTTTGCTGTGATCAATGAATAGATCAATGATGTTCCACTCATCTTCAGTGTACCACTCCAGTAGTTCTGGAGTATACATACCCGTGTCGACATTTTTCTTTACGATCTCATATAGTTTAGGTGGAGTATAACTTCCATAAACTTCTTTACGTAACATGCTGACACGCTGACGCCCAGCAACATACTGATAATTTACATTGTTAATTTCTGGGTTTTCTGTTTCATCTATCAAATCTACCATGGCTTTGAGCAATAGTTCATCTATTGTCTCTGTGGTCATGCCGTCATGTAATTCTATTTGTGCTTTAATCTCTACCATGCTTGGACTGACCCCGTCAATTCCATTACAAGCATGTGCTACCTGTCTCTGTATTTTGCTAATATCTAAAGGGACTTTTACCCCGTTTCGTTTGACCACTGTGATCATATATGTAACCTTTTCTAATGTATCGAGATGATATTTACCGTGGGATCGTAACTTCGATTATATTTTCTACCAAAAATGAATCGGGTATAGAATCCATGGTAACTGGGATATTATCGTTGTAGTTTATCGCCCATGTTTCGTCAATACAAACTATATTGTACGATCTATTTTGAGCAGAGTCTACCAGTGTCTTTACATAAATTACAGATTTATTAAATTTATTTGTAAATTTGAGTGAATATGCCATCATCAAGGCACGAGTGAAATCATCATATTTGTTTTCTAAAATTATTTCCCATGGTGTGGGCCAAGATTTTGGATTATAAGGATCCACTCTATGATTATAAGGCACGTAAGGCGCAGAGCGCCAAAATTCGGCAACAAGATTTAAAGGATCTTGATTAGTTTCTATCTGGGCACGTAGGCCAGACCAGATTGACACACGGTCATCGTAGGGTTTGTCAAACATTGTTAAAAGAACAAGCTAGTTTGATATTCAATAGACACATTGTTTAGACACTGTGTGGTGTCGCATACCAAGGTCACTGCGTTTGATGCTGTAACAATACTGGTAGTGAACAAAGGACTATCTGCCTCTAACAATGTCCAAGTTTCGCCAGGAGTTCTATAATCAAATTGTGGCATATTACTTTGTGTGATAATAACAAATGTACTACCAACTAGTGATACACCAACAATAAGAGCAGTCATGTTGGCATATTTGGTACTGCCGGTGATATAGTAATTACTTGTACCACCGTTAATGCCCACCAAGTTATTCAAAGCAGTATAGGAACTGGCCACAACCAATTTATCTAAACCACAGCCAGCACTAATGGCCATATTGTTTGTGGTACTATCATAAGATTCCTGTTGCTCTGTATAGGTATAGGTATCAGATATACTGGCACCACCGTTGGCTGTTAGGTTAACTGTCACTGTGCCTTTTCTATCTAACACACTGCTGGACATAGAATATTTGACTTCAATATATTGACTTTGATTGTTGAAAGGAAAACTAACAATATTGGTCAATGTACCTGCTGTGGCACCAACAGTAATAGCACTGTTATCTACAATAGATGTAGATCCAAAAGCCAATGGATTATAATAAAAAGTAGGATTGTAAATGGCAAATGGGGTTCCAGCTAGAGCCACGTCAGCCATCATTCTTCTATTAAAATAATCATTGTCAGTTCTGTTACCAATACTTTGGAAATTAATAACAGCATAGGTAGTAGTTGTTATATCATTGTCAGTTAGATGTAGATCATTAGCACAATTATTAAAATAGTTGTAGCTACTGATATGACTGCTAGGATAGTTGTTAGGGTTTACACCCACATGGACAGCTTCTTGAACAATACTTTCAAATCTATTTCTTGTAATGATTCCGTTAGTAGGTCCAATATTAATATTAGCATCTGAAACGCTGTCGTCATAATAAAAATTTACACCTCTTTTAGAATTGCTGATCACATTGTTTTCAATCAGTATGCGACTTGTGGATCCTGTGCTTTCCACACAGGTATTCAAATTACTAAATTCACAATCTCTAATTTGAATGTTGGCACACAATTTGGCTGCATCAGATGTATATCCACCATACTGTCCACGAGCCTCAACACCCTTGCCCCAGCCATTGTATTGTAGTAGAGAGAAGCCCTCTCCACCCACTGAAAAATCCATGCTGCCAAAAGTACTGGTTGTGGCAAATGTGTACAATGTACTGGCCACTGAAGTTAAAGTTGTCAGTTGAGCAAAACGGTTGGCATAGACATTATTACCTGTGACATAGTAAACGCCAGTGGTAAGATCAAGGCCAATAAAATCCGGATACGCCGCGGTGTCTACCACAAAGGTATTAGGACCAGCACCACTACTGGCATTGGCATCAATTACAAATGTTTCATAAGTCTGTGCGCTGGCAGTAAGAGCACCAAATCCCACGTCAATAATTTCAGCATTGTACACATTATCTAAACTTACCAAACTATTAGTAGAAGTAGTGCCAGTGTTAAATTTTAATGTCATGCCTTCAATGTGAATATTTTTAGGCTGAGTTACTTTGCTGTTAGGCATAGTGCCATATAAGTTACCTTGACTATCTATAGTTTGAAACAAATTAGTACTGGTATTGGTCAAAATCAGTGTGGTCAATCCTTTACCTTCACCAACTAAATTTGTATTAGGTGGAAGATATACAACATCAGAAACATAGTAGTTACCAGCAGGTATACGTAATTGACGGTTAGCATCGGGAATATATTGATTATTAAACAGATCTTGAATAGCAGTATTAAGATATGAATAAATGTCTGTAGCAGTGGTACTAGGCTTTAATCCCCAATCGGTAAGATTGGCCATGTCATCTAATTTGGTAGCTATACTAGTCACTGTGGAATTAATATAGCCCTGTGGTAGATTATCTCTATATTTGTAGGTGCTAGTACTGGCAACGGCACTGCCCGGAGCAATCAAACCAAAGATGTTTACTAGATCATTTTCTGTTAAGATACGAGTATTGCTGTCATCAACTGCTCCGTCAACAATACGTTTACCTATGTATAAATGCTCTGTATCCTCTGCCCAACCAAATTCACCTGAATCTAGTTGTGGCATCCCTGTTTGATTTTCCTGTCCTCGACGTATTTGCACTTTAGCAATTTCAATTACTGGCATAGTATAATTCCCCTGATATATTATTTATCGATCCGGACCACAACTAAATAGAATGCCGATTTGAACAGCCAACATGTACTTTTACCCAGTAAAAATAAACAATTTAAACGCTTTAAGCGAATGGCTGAAAACTCAGGTGTTACCGCCCAATACCACAGACGGCTTTGTGGGACGAATTCCAAGAGAAGCACAGCATGTTATATTGGAACATTTGGGTGCTGACATGAACACCGTGGTCAACTACAATGTCCTACAGGGCTATTTCCCTAGTTTGGATCCAATAACGATACATTCGGACCATAGCCTACTGGCAGGCAGTGTTTATAGAAGTTTGATTATTCCCATAAAGAACTGTGAACAGTTAACATGGACTTGGTACAGGTGCGTGGACGAAAGTAAAATTTATCAAATGGGTGCCGAGGGTAGATTCAATGTTGTACCCATGATTCCATTTGATGCCGCAGAAGCAGTAGGATCAAAACTATGCGATGAACCGTTTGTATCAGATATATGTACTTGGCACAGTCTTTGTAATGCGGGTTCTGAACCAGCACAATTAATCAGTATACGCATATTGCCATGGGCTCAACAGGATTGGCGTCAAACACCTAGTCTACCACCACTAGGCCTTGATATAGTTTCACTTTAACTCAATAGTTGTCGGTAGCCTTTTAGGCCAGTGGTGTGATATTCTTCTACCTTGTTTAACCAAGCATCTTGCCATTTGTTAAAATCTTGCGGTAATAGATCAAATTGTTGATATTGTAAATCTCTACTACACATAAACACCACACCCCTACGGATATTGGTACCATATACTTCATTATGTGCCAGTATGTAGGCAACTAATTGCATAAAATAATCATCAACCCATTCTAACTTTTTAGGTTTATTAGTTTGTTTATGATCCATTACAGCAGGCTCACCTTCAAATACCCCTACCAAATCTGTAGTACCAGAGTATAATCCCGGAAAGTACAAGCTCTGTTCCATGGCCCATACTTCATCAACTTTGCTTAAACCATTTTCAATAATAATATCGGCCATTTTATTGGCCTGTACATGTACTGGATTATTGCCAGGCTGTCGTTGTTCACCAATTAAGAAGCGTTCCAAATTGGCATGCATGGCTGTGCCAACTCCGCTGGCTTCTTTGGTAATCTGTGCGGCATTGGCCTCACCCACACGCTTGCGCCATTCGTTGAGCGCAGTCATGTCCTTGGTAGCGCCAAGGATAGTGGTCACACTGGGCAGTGTTTCTCCGTCGGGAGTTTGATAAACACGTTTTTTTGTAACAGGGTCGTTGACCTGTTTACAGTTTTTATATTGGAATCGTTCAACGAACGGTGGAGGATTGTAGATAGTCATAACGTTAATTATACTACCTTAACTTTATAAAAGCAATTATTTGGTAACTTCTTTTGCGGCGTGCGATGCCATGGAATCTAAACTGGGGCCGCCCTTGCCTGCTTTGGGAGTAGCAGTATCGCCTTGATCGGCATTGGGATCTTTTACTCGAGTGTTCAAAATAACAGTGCCATCATCTGTTATATCCTGTATAACATCGCCTTGAGGATCAACCGAATTCTTTAATGCTATTAAAGCATCAGGTGTACTGATTCCCAAATTGAATGGCTTAAGGATATTCTGGACCACTGGCCAAGGTAGCTCGCTGGATTGACCTTGCTTGTTGGCAAGGCCCTGCATCACTGCCATAACATCTCTAGCAGATCCTAAATCTACTTCAAATAATCTCATTATTTGGCCAGTTTAGCAATGATACTGTGTGCTTCGGCTAGTCTACGTGCTGTACGTTGTTGACGGCTTTCACGCATTTCACGTCCAGCAGTTACATCACCACCCGCGGCAGCATCACTTGCGCCAAAGTCATCACCGCCACCCATGTCTGGATTCATAGCATCTGGCTCGCTGCCTGGAAGAGCTCCGTTATCGCCCACATCCATATTGGGTTCAGCACCCATTGGATTTTCTGGCATACTTTCACCAGCCAGTGTGGCAACAGCATTACTGATAGTTTCACGTTGCTGTGTTAATACTTCCAATGTTGCACTCAATGCTGGGCTAACTGCTTGTTTGAAAGCTTCAGCTTCTGCTGCACCAAAGTCAGCACGGATACTGTCTGCTAGTTCAATGATAGCCTTGGTCTGGTATTGACCAACACGTTGCATCCAACCTGTAAAGTCATTGACCATGTCGCCGGCCGCTGTAATTGTCTTGGCTTTGCCTTCTTCGTCTTCTTGTAGCAAGAATGCTAGGCTTTCATTTACAAAACGAACATTGTGACGGAACTGACTTTCTTCTAGCTGTCCAGCTTTTTTCATCTTCTGACGTTGTGCTCCGGCAATTTTTGCACCCTTCTCACCGCCACCTGCTTTCTTGGCCAAGGCCTTAAAACCTGTGGTCTTGTTGTTGTGCTTGCCTTCATCGCGTTCCATCATGCTCATACATTCTTTACAGTCACAATCTTTAGGATGCTTCATGCCTTCCTTCATTTTGTGTACACGACCCTTAGTTGGGTTCTTAGGAGCACTGCCGCCCATGGCCTTGGTTAATTCACTAGAATCAAAGTCGGTTTTTTTGCTGGTTGTATCTGGAGTGTCATCATCGCGATCTGGATCACTGCTGGTTGCCTGTGAACCATAGCTCTTGCCTTTGACCACACGACTCTTCATTTGTTCTTTAACTGGATATTCTTTACCACCTACTTTAATCTTTTCGCCAGGTTGAACGCCATCTTTCTTAGCATCACGGACTGCTTTACCAAAAGCATTGCCTTCAAGTTCTTTCTTATCTTTCTTGATAGTTTCTTTTACTTTAGCATCTTTGGCGGCTTTTTTCATTGGCTCTTTTTTATTGCCATCTTTGTCCAAATCTAGGAAATCTGGTTTTGATCCTTTCTTAGCTTCGTTAAGTTGATCAATCTTGTTTTTTAGTTGTTTCATTTGTTCGCCTAGCATTTCTTTTATCCTTGTGTTGAGCAACTCTAACATTGCTTTGTCTTTTTGGTATGTCTCATTGGTTAGCAAATCATTAACACCTGCTGATCCTTCTTGTTGGAAAATGCGTGTGCGTAGTTTGTTACGGATGTCTTCCAACTGTTCACGATCATACTTGTTTAAGTTAACACGACTACCAAATTGTTTTTCAATATTTTCAAGCAATTTAGCACTGGTGATAGTTTTGTTAAAGTCTGTGGTTTTCATGATAGGTTCCAAAATAGTTTAATGTTATTTATATGAGTTTAACTAGTTTCTCAAAACTTGTCATTATGTGATTTTTAGACATCTTGCGTTTAGCTGATGCTATATCGTGTTTGATTTGGCTGACATCAAACTGAACCAGCGATGTATCTTTGCGTTTTAGAGCACGTCTGTAGACTTGTTCCTCAAACTCGGCATACCCGTATGCTCTGTCTTCATTGATCAGCTGGTCATCTTTGGATTTGCCTAGAGCTAGATTATTAGCTAGGATAACTGCTGTCTGTGGTAGATTGATTTGATCCACTACAGGTTCAAGTCTATGATCTAATACTGTATAAAACCCATCTTGTTTGTGTACCACTGTGAATCGACCAAAACTCACAGTACCGTCGTTGTTTTTGACAGGGATGACAAAGCCCTTTTGACGTAATTCTTGTTTAACATTACGTCCTAGAGTGGCTAATTTTTTATAAAGGTCTTCAGTTAGAGGTTTCATGTAAGTTTTTGATCAGTTGACTACTGTCTTTACTTAGTGAATATACGCCCTTGCGAACTAAACTTTGAGCAAGCCATTGGTCATGGTCGTCTAGTCCTGTTAGTGAAATGTTGGTGTCGTGTTTTTTAATGAAGCGATTTTCTTCATTGGTAATAGCTATACCCATCCCCGATAATAATTGATGGATTTTCATACTTTTATTGGGGTCTGTGCGTTTTGTTGATTGGCTGCGGCTTGTTGATTTTTTTGTTGGTTAGTAGCGGCTGTTCTAAACACAGATTTAAGATTGTTGGCTGTTTGTGGGTTTTTCTCAGTGGCACTTAATGCTGGCATCATGGCTTTCAATGCCTTAGCTGCCATGGGATTGACAGTATTGTTAGACATGGCATTTGGATCAGTCAATGTCTTTGCCAATACACTTGAATCAAAATCTTGGCCACCATTGGCAGCTTTGATAGGATCTTTTAAACTGTTTAAATTTGATTTAACTTGTGCTAGTTGTGCTGGATCAAACTCTTGATTTGGTTGTCCAGGCTTGTTGGGTTGATTTGGTTGTGCGGGTTTATTAGGCGCAGGATTAGAACCAGTTTTTGGTAATCCGTCACTGTGTACCAGATCTGTAGTAGATCCAATAGTTCCTATGGCCTCGACCAATTCATGTATTTTCATATTAATGTGTTTTTTGTAAAACTACTACGATCAATCCTAAGATACCAGTAATAACTGTGCCAGCTGTTCCAATAAGAACCTTAGTCATGCTAGAGTGGCCATCTTCAATCAATTTTTTTAGATCACCAAATTTACCTTCAATAGAGGTAAGGCGTTCATCTAAACTCTTGTAGCGTTGGGCACATAAATCAACGTGTGCTTCCAAATTAGTTTTTTCTATATCAATTATTTCACCAGTGGACATTACGTCTCTCCTTTAGTTATATATTACGGAGCCTGAATTGTGCCTTGGTGTGCCTTGATTAATGTGTTTTTGGTGGTAATGTCTTTACATTCAAACATTGCCTTATCTATATTTATTGTTTCTGTTAAATTTTTAATAATTGGCACACCATTAATGTCAGTTACCAGATAGGCCAAGGCATTACCCTCTTGATCTGTATATACACCCTCACGATCTGGGGTAAATGTAAATGTCCAAACCTTGTGTTTACCCTTGTACTCTGTACCAAATCCCATGTCTTTAATAGCAACTTCTTCTACAGAGGGAGAAGATTCATACCCTACAATACTGCGTATTTCCACACACTGAAGTAATGTGATAAAATTTCTATTTTGATCTAATTCTAATTGACTGCCCTGGTTAGGCCTAGATACCTTAGTTTGTGTAATATCTATCAATGTTTTAATTTCTATGAGACCCATAAAGTACCTATTTTATGTATTTATGGCCGTAAAAAAAGGCTCTTAAAAAAGAGCCTTTAGTGTTTTCTAATTTAGAATTAGAATGTTGTTTTAGTAACAGTGGTGTTAGCCATTGTGTAACCTTGATATGTGTTGCTGTCAGCAGCCATCAAAGTTGTCAAGTATGTAGCAAATGCGCTACCACTACCTGGGAGACCAAAGCTAGAGTAGTCGTCAGTACCATAAGCACCACCTAGTGCAGCAACAGCAACGTTAACTGTAGAAGTTGTTCCAACTACTGGAGTACCGATGATTTCAATACTTGTCTTAGCTTGGATTTTTTCTAAAGCAACTGCTAGTGGGTTACGTGCGGCAACTGCTGTACCTTGTGTTGTATCAGCACCGTAGAAAATTGTTGCTACGCCGCCAACGCTTACAGTAGATGTACTTGCTGTGTCGCTAGTTTGCAAGTTGAAGTTTGGGAATGTGATTGTGTAGAAGTCAAGTGTAACGCCATTCTTGAAAAATGGGGCTTGTACCGCTTCGTTCTTTTTGTAAATTTGTGCCATTTTAGCATCTCCTTATCTTTTTAAAGCTCCACCCTGGAACTCGTATGCAATTATTTATCCACTTTGGAAAAAAACGCAGGTTAATCTTCGTCTTTTAAATCGCCCTCAACAATGTGTAGATGTTTAAGGGTTTCCTTATTGTCACGTAATTTACGGATGCTACGAGTAAATTTGCTAGCATCGCCGCCTCTAATACTATTAATTAGTCTACGTTCTAATTCGTAGGCTTCTTCTGGGTTGAAATTTTCCTTTATCAAAGCAAGTAGATTAATGGCACTGTTGATAACATGTGTGGCACGGGCTTCAACTATTGCTTCGCCGTTTTTACGTTCTGATATGGAGTTTAATTCTTCTAATAAACTACGTGTGGCTCTTTTCAAAGCAGTTTCCTTATTGTTCTAATATTTAGTTAATTGTAGCACAATAATCTGGAAAAATAAACCATTGTTTTTTATCTTGTTGTAATATACACTGATATAAATACTCAGTAGAAACACTAGTATGGTTTCTACTAATTGACACACAGTAAAGGAGACACAAAATGTCAAAACTATTAAAAAAACTTATCCAGTTTTTAACAACTCCACCAAAAAGTGGATTAGAATTATATATTGAAAGTAAACGCCCAAGCAACGCGGCAGAAGTAGATCATTATGCTCGTGAATACAGTTATCGTAACACAAACTGGAGGCACGGACTATGAAAAAGTTTTTTAAAGATGTATGGGAAACTATTAAACTTATTCAACAACTTCGGGCAGAAGCAATTGTCAAAGGTCATAACTGGTATTAAATCATGCTTAAGACAGTTAGACGTGTGTTACCACACGAATATCCCAAATATCGTCAGCATCTTAAACAACTTGACGCAGAATCTAAGATACTACGCTTTGGGTTTCCAACTAACGACACAGTCATTGACTCACTTTGTGATAAGTTTGAAGCCAATACTTCACAGCATATTCTCTTTGCTATAGAAGATATTAATTTAAATTTTGTTGCTGTGGGACATATCTCCCTAGCTGGTGAAATGGAATTAGCATTTTCTGTTCTTAAAGAATACCAAGGGCAAGGTATGGGAAACCTATTGATGAAACGCTGTATACAGTGGTGTCGTACCAAAGGTATACTTGAAGGTTGTATGGTATGTCTAAGTTCCAATGCGGCCATCAAACACCTATGTAAGAAACACGGTATCAGCATGACTAGCGAACATGGAGAAACATTGGCCACAATTAAATTTGACCAGCCTGATGTTACTACCTATGTTAATGAAGTCACCGACAGCAATCTTGCTGTTATAGACTACTTGGGCAAAAGAGTTTTAAATCCGCTTGCTTTAGTTACTTAAAGCCTATATACTAAATACTTAGGCAGTAAAGTAACTGCTTACACAGACATTACACACATAAGGAGAAATAAAATGTCATTTGAAACACCTAAACTTCCAGAAGTTAAATTTAACAAAAATGGATATGAAATCCGTTCAGACATTCTAGCAATGGCTAAGGACCTAGTACAAAGCGAATACAGCATGAAATTTCAAGGTTGGGAAATGTCAGCTAAACGTGATGAAAAGACTGGACAAATTATAACACAAGTTGGTATGCCAGAATTCCCAGGTTTGGACAAGGTTCTAGAAACAGCAGAAAAAATGTACGGCTTTGTAAACGCTACTGCTAAAACAAAATAAATATAATTTTAAAATAATATAAAGTGGCATAGCCACTATAACATTATCGTAAAAATCCCCAGCTTGTCTGGGGATTTTTTTTAATCTGTAATAGGATGACTGCCTAGGTATTCAGGATAATTTTTATTAAAATGCCGCATCACGATGCCAGCAATAGCATGTGCTTGATTTTCTTGTGGACTGCCTGTACGTCCACTGTCATGTTCTAATTCATGCTCAGTATCTTGTTTATAGTGTACTAACTCATGAGCTACTGTGCGTAAAATATCATTAGGGTGACGATTCATTAGAGCCACATAAAGTACGTGTTCGCCATTTTCATATTTGCCAAAAGTGGGTTGATGACTGTCATGTATGTGTGCTTCAAATTTTATTTGAGGTAAATGATCCAATCCAATATAACGCATAGCCAATGGTAAAAACTTTTTAAACATTTCCATGAAGTTATCTTTATGATGTTTCATTGGAATTCTACTCTCGTGAAGTGCTGTATTACCTTCTGGTCCTACATAGATTGCTCTAAAGTCTATATTGGGATATTCGTTTTTTAATTCTTTAAACACTGATAAGTTACTGCGACTGTCATCATATAAACGAATGTGATCATATTTGCCAGTGTCGGCATATCTACGAACATACACCGCTTTCTTTTCAGCAGGTATAGCATCACCAGGCAAGTTTCCAGCACGGTGTACATGTACACGACTCATGTCAATACCAAGATCGCTGAATGTTTTTAAGAATAAATTTTTGTTATCAAAATCAGCACGGGCAGTAAGCATGATAACTTCACTGTTAGCTGAATGATTTAATATGGTTTTTAATTTTTTAACCATGGGCTCAATAGGTTTACTTTCTCTATTGAATTTTTCAGCATCTCTAAATTCACCAAAATCAAACTCTTCGCCTGGCTGTAATTCGTAGTTGTTAAATTGCTGATTGGTTAATTCTCGAACAACATGCCCATCTTTAACCACTTTGATTTTGGCAGTGGTATGAAGTAGAGTATCGTCTATATCAAATATGACTAGACTTTTTTTAGGTTGGCTGAATTCTTTGGCTCGCATAGTGTATTTATTAGTGCCGGTTACTTTATCCGGCTCCAAGTAACGCCTGGAAGTTCAATTGCGCGGACGCCTGGGCAAGCAAGCTCGCCCCCGTGACGACAACGGTCCCTAAGGTGGGGTTAATGCGGATACGGGATACCAGCTAGCCCGCATCCTAATCTTGTCAGCCCTTCATACAGGGCTGTAAGGATTCCTAGGCCTATCCGACCCATCGTCTTCAGGATAGACTGGATAGTCATTGGGATTAGTCGGCTGATGCGTTAGCGCCACATTTTTGACGTTTGGCATTGGTCAACGCTCCGAAGTCTACTGGCCATTCTTTACCGGGAGCAAGTTCAACTGCGCCTTGTGGAAAAGCAAACTGTACACCAGCTGTTTGTTCAATCTGTTGGATTGGCAAACGGAATTTGGTTAAGTCATTGCCTAAATTTGGATAAGGAGCAACATGTGGGAATGCCCAACCGGCAATTTCTTTAGTTTGATTGTTGATAACAATCTTATAAAAACCATGTGGAACCACAACACCTTTACCAATAGTTTTATCGCCAGCACCATATACACCGCCTACATAAACTGTATAGCTTTGGTTACGTTGTACTGCCCAACCACGTACACTTGTTTCTAACAATTTCCAAATACCACGATTCAATGAACCAGCTTGCGGACTCATGTTAGTCATTAGGAAACTTTCAAACTCTACTTGCGTATCCCAAGATAAATCGCCATCCGGTGACATGTGTCCTTTATCGTACCCAGTACCAACATAATCAGCAGGTGTAGCACCACCAGAAACAGACTGATCGGCAACAAAAGCATTAGTACGAGCCACACAGCCAAGAGCGTTTTGAGGAAGAAGTTCATAAGTTACATATTTTGGAAGTTTGGCAGCGGCATCATAACCTACTAGATATGCTTGACGGCAAATAGGTTGTACACCTGCTGTTTGTGGAAATCCATAGGGAGCATGCACTTTACATGTTTGTGGATCCTGTGGAGCACGTTGAGTCCAGGCAAATGCCTGTGTACCTGTTAATGCTACTAGAGCTACAAACAGGGAAAGTAATAGTTTTTTCATTTTAAAGTACCTTTATAAAGTTGGTACTTTATTTATTACCTTCTCACAAAATGATAATCCCCGTCTGGACCGTTATCACAGAATATGCCCTTACATTCAAATCCTAATTGATCCATATATTGGATAATTGTATCACGTAGTGGCGCACCTTTGTTGTACTCTACTTGCTGTAGTTCTAATATAACGTGTTTGGCAGACTGTAACGCAATACCAGCACCCAACAATACATCTAATTCAGCACCTTGTACATCCATCTTAATGAAGTCCGCTGGAGGGAATTGTTTTTCTCTAACCACTGTGTCCAAAGTCATTCCTCTACAAACTCGGCGATGAGCTTCTGTGTACAAAATATCAGCACCACTGCTTAATTCACTATTTTCTCTGTAATAACTATTGCCACCTGGATTTTCTACGTTTTCATAGAACTCCAATTCTTTATTATCTTCGTTGGTTAAACAACCAATATTATATCGCATGTCACGCTCTTTGTACAAAAACTCTGTAGCCGACATGGCTTCAAAGGCAATGTATTCGGGCTCAGGCCATACTGTTTGAGCCGCATCAGTCCAGTGTAGTACGCAAGCGCCAATATCGTAGACTACTTGTGGCACGAAGTTATATTCTTCTCTGATTTTACGTAGATAATCCACATGAGTATTAGGCATCAATCTATGCTGACCCAAATAACGAAGTCTTGCTGTCACAGGATCTTCATCGGGCAATGCCTGTATGTTATTGTCCACAGTGAATGTGAAACTGCCAATATGTCGACATTGGATACTAGGATCGGCATAGATCTTAAATCCCTTATCACGAGCCTTACGACAGAAATCGTTGTCTTCGCTGATTGTATGTGCGTGATCAATTGCGCTGTGGTATTCAAACTGTGGATAGCCCACTTCAGCAAACACTTCACGTTTAACCAGTACACAACCAAATCCGCATCCAGCTATTTCAACTAGGCTACGACCTTTTAATTTTTCATAGGGCATGTTGCTTACACCACCATGAGCATTAGGTTCATAAATTTCTAACACATGACGGTCTGGCTTGCGTTGAATATACAGTCCACTGACCATGTCCTTGTCATGTGCCAACAACTTTTTAAGTGTATCACGTTCAAAGGCAATATCACTGTCCACGCTGAACAAATAGTCAAATCCACCCACAGTCCAGTGCGCTATTAGATTGCGTACTTGGTCAATGTTGTATCCATAGAAACATTGGAACTCTGCTATATAGCCATCAGGAATTTCCAAATCATAGATAGATTTAAATGTTTCTGTTTCAATATTCTTAGCAGTGGGAATACCAATTAGAATACGTTTAGGATTGGCCTTGTTGGGTTTGACCTGTACCACAGGAGTTTCCACAGGCTTGTACATGTCAATTTTGGCCTGTTCATAGATTGGACGTTCGCGTTCTAAAAAACCATTGGTAATAGTTTGATCCTTGGTAGTGGCCGCAAACTGTGTGTAATGGTCCATGTTAGCAATGATATAATTTGTACGTCCTCGAGCCAATTGTAGATCAAACGCATAATTATCGCCAAAGTAAATATCTAACCCTTGAGGAATTGGAGTCCATACTGCTTTGTTAAAGAAGAATAAACAGCCATAACCATAGGTATGTTGACCCGTCCAAGGCAAAATATCAATGGTCTTGGTAGTCACTGGCGGTTGTTCAAACACATCAACACCTGGACACAGTCCAAATAAACCTGCGTCCTCAGTCATTAAATCTTGTAGGCGTAAAAACACATCTGTGTCAAACACAACATCATCATTGAGTACACAGATATGGCTGTAACGACTTTGTTCAACACCAAAATTCCAAGCAGGATTTACATAGATGTTTCGACCAAAGTCATACATGCGAATCTTAGGATGCTGTAGCCCTGGTGGTGTTTTGGTATTGTCATTGTTAATAATAATAACTTCACCCACAGCTTCGTGTTCACAAAGAATGTCAACAAATTTAACAAACTGATCAGCCACTTTCCACATAGTAGGAACAATGATACTGTATTTCTGTATGCGGGTCTTGGCCAGGATGTCGTTGGCATTACGAGTTTGTAGATCCGCATTGACCTTATAGTCATTCAACGGACTAATGTCGTTGTAATTATATACAATGTCCTGTAGGCACTTGACCTTTTCAGGCCTTGCTTGTTCAATTGCGGCATAGAATAGTGCGCCATCTCCGCCGGCCTTGTACCATTGACCATTGCTGTCAGTAAACATGCGATCTGGTATGCCATTTATCAAATATCGTTTAAATGTTCTCAGATGCGTATAGGGCATGTTCCAATTGAACTTGTGCTTGCGATAGGCCTTGCTCTTTTTAATATGTTCAGGATAAGGTTGACTGATCAAAGGAATATTGTCAACCATGCTCCAGCATGATCCATAGGTGAATTCTGTAGATCCATCATAGATATTATTATAGTAATTAAAAATACTATTATCATTGACTAGGCTATCATCACCATCCAGTATCATAACAATGGCATTGGGATTGGTAATTCTACGAATGGCTTCAACTTGATTACGTGGTGCTCCCTTGTTTACATCGTTTCGAATAACGCTGAAATGTTTGAACACTTCCTTGGGCAATGCGTAGACTGCTTCCACAGCACGATCAAATCCATTATCAGTACTACAATCATCAATTAGGATATGGTGATAATTTTCATAGTCTTGTTGTGCCACACTTTGGATACAGCGTCCAATGTATTCTTCAGCATTGTAGAATGTACTGATAACAATGATCTCTTGTTCAGTGCTAGGCTTGTAATCCTCCAATTCAACAACATTGTGGAAACGTCTATTGTAGATTTTGTGTAGACGATGATTAATCTTGGTAACTTCTCTATAATCTTCACGGCTTAGATATTCGCCGCACTTACGGAACATCTGTTGACGCCATTGACGAGCCACACTATCCCATCCAGCAATGTCCTTAATGATATTACAGTAGTATTGTTTTTGTTGATGTAGATATGGATTACGATATGCTTCTACCATAGTCTTAACAAACTGCTCTACTTGCTGTGGAGTGTTAATATGTGGGAACAATCCGTTGGGTTCAACCGCATAGTCAATCAAGTAGCAGGCTTTCTCGATAGCAATTTCTTCTAGCCCACCAAATCGGCAAGTAACGCTGGGCGTGTTGTATAGCAAACTTTCCAATGTACTGATACCATATGTCTCCGGGAAGGCACATGGATAAATCATAAAATTAGCTTGGGCAAGTATACTGGCAATTTCTCGTTGTGGAATTATACCAGTGAACTCAATACCCTTTTCAGCATTAGCAGGGTCAAATGCCATTTCACGCCAATCTGTTTCCTGTTGGTCAGGAGCATCTGCTGAATTAAACTTGTAGTAGCCACCAATAATTTTTAATTGCGCTTCGGGAATGTGTCGTTTGACATGTGGCCAAATTAGTTTAACCAGCGGAATCATTCCCTTGGTCACTGACGCATTGTAGACAAATAAGTTACGGTCCTTGGCAGCAATATCCACTTCGGGAATATAATTATAGGCACCATTGCGTGTGATGAATACTTTACGCTTGAGTACTTCAAAGTTACGTTTTTTTCCGTGATCACAGTTGAGCACATAGGTAGTATGCCAATCGCTCAACGTAAAAATATCAGTGATACGGTCACTTACTGCGAGATCTTCAATTAGGTTATCGCCCAAACAAAATGTGTCATGCATCCAAAGGATACGCATCTTGGCCTTGCTGAGAATACGATCATACAAGTTCATGCTTTGGAATGGCATGGCACGATAGTCTCTCAGTTCTTCATATCGTTCTGGTTGAGTAAATGGAATGACTGTTCTACTGCTGATGACAATGTCAAAGTAGTGATCTTGTGCTAGATCATTTAAGTGGCGATAAGTTACGCCATCGTAAACTCCAGGTTGGGCATGATCAATACAGTTATTGAATACTGTAACTTCAAATCCCAAATCTGCTAGTTCTTTGCCCATTAGGGTAACAGCACTTTCGCTACCCCCTAGGCCTTGTTTGAAAACGGTTGTACCGTCATAAGGAATACCAATTATATCGATGATTGCGAGTTTCATACAGTTAATTATACACTAACTGCGGGACAGATCAAGGTTTTTGGTATTACGCAATACCTGCGGCTTTTAACCTTGCTCTAAGTGATTGAACTTCTGCTACCAAATAAGCAATCATTTCTGGAGTGGAAGCGGAAATTTGTTGGTATACAGGGTCACCATTTTCATCGACTTGATTAGGTTGGCCGGTGACAGATTTTGGAATGACTTGTTGAAGCTCGTCAGCAATGAAACCAATATCCGCTGTGCCGTCTGAATTCCAAATAAATGATCTAGGCTGTAGAGCATCAATTATAGGACCACTTTGTTCTGTAGTAATTGAAGCAATATTAGATTTCAATCTACGATCAGACCCTGTATTGTAAACAGTATTACTTCCGCTGATTGTAACAGAACCAACGACAGAACCACTATTTAAATATCTAGTCAAATAGTAACTGGAAGTTTGTACATTTAGATCTAAGGCTGAACTAAATGATGAACTTTGATTGATACTAAGTTGTGCTCCACCTGTGGTTAAATTAGATGTACCATTAATGAATACATTGCCGCCGGTGGCCATTGTCAACACTGTGGTATAAGTAGCAGTGGTAGGATTTTGACCATATGCTTGGGCATTCGATACTGCAAAAGTAAATCCTGTAGGACTATATCCTGACCCAACTCTATATGTATATTGTTGCGATCCAGCATCATATGGATAAAAAGAATCATATCCATATACAATGCCAGTGGTTACCATAGGATATAACCCTGTATATCCAGGCTGAACCGGAGTGTACCAGGTCGTTGCTCTAGCTGACCCTGCAACATCCAATGTATAACTAGGACTTGCTGTTCCAATACCAACACCACTTCCTGTAACAGTTAATATTTGGTTTACACTATTTCCACTAGTGGATGGATTTACAGCAACAAACCAGTACGGAGTACTTCCAGAAACGCCGGCGGTGATTTGTGCATTCCTTGATGTCTGATTACCAAATGCTATACCACTATTATTACTAGATCCAGTATAACCCAATACCAAATTTGTATAACTCGAAGTATTGTTTACTGCTAATATTTGTCCGCCAAAACTGTATAAATCCGGGTTTGTTGTACCAATACCCAAATTCCCACTGCTATTAAGGAACATAAAGGTAGATGCGCCATCACCCCAGGCCTGCGTGCCTGCGTTAGGATATCTTTCGTGCCAAGTTCTACTGGTAGCAGGAGTAGTGAACGAAGCATCAACCCAAACCCCATGAGTGATTTTTTGAGTTGTCCAATCACTGCCTGCACTGGCTCTAGTACGCCATTCTTGAAAGTACACATTGTTACCAGTACCACCACTTGCTTGAGTTGACAATACTGGAGTATAGTTGCTAGCAGTACTACCCAATGCTTGAGTAGCATATACATTTAATGGTGAAACAAGGTTACTAGTACCGATGCCTACACGGTTAGTGGCCACACTGGCATATAGTGTAGCAGTTGAGCCGCCTTGTTGTCCATAATACATATACCCAGTAATACCAGATCCGTCATTGACCACTTGTAGTCTATGACTAGTGCCAGTGAGTTGACCACCGACATCTAATAATATTTGACTGGCGGCGGCACTAACAGACGCTATTAATCCATTTCCGGAATAACCATAACTGCCACTATTACCAGCTGCGGCTACAAACTGCGTTCCAAAAAATTGTAATGTTCCGCCATCACTATTAGTCCATTGACGAATTTGACTGTTTGGTGCTAGACCAATACTTCCATTAACTTGTAATAATCCATTGGTGTTACCCGCTGACGAACCAATACCAACGTTACCACCATTTGGATTTAACGTCAATGAATAGTTTGTTGACAAATTGCCATTATTTGTTGCTTGTATCCAAGCATAACTTGGGCCAATATTCATACCAAAATCAAGAGTTTCGCCATATGTTCCAGAATTCGGCGTTAAACGCAAAATTCCTTTTTGAGTCGTTCCGCTAGTTGCAGGTGCACTTGAATTTGACCCATAAGCACCATTCACTTGCAATAATTGTGTAGGACTACTTGTACCAATACCAACATTACCGCCACTATAAACAAAAGTGCTGGCACCTGTTAATAGCCCACCTGTGCCAGCATAAACAATATCATTGGCGGTTAGACTAGAGTTTGTAATGTTTGTAGCAGTTATTGTGCCTCCTACATTCAATCCACCACCAATACCCACACCGCCGGTAACGGTTAGCGCACCAGTGTTAGTACTGGTGCTAGTTGTTGTGCTGGTTATAACAACATTACCATTACTCTGATTAACAAGAAACAAATCACTACCACTGCCAATACTACTGTAATTGGCCAATCGAAAATAGCTACCATCAGTACCAATACTCATGTAATTGCTGCTACCATGCTGGAATGTTACTGCGGCATCACTATTGCTTGCTGCAATCTGAACAGTGCTGGCAGTGCCATAGCGAGTAAATGATGCCATTGGTCCACCAGTATTGCCCCCAATGACACGCATACCAACACCAAGGGCACTCGTATCTAGTATATCAAGTATATAATTGCTCGGGGGAGTATTGATGCCAACGTTACCAATATGATAAGTTGTTCCTGTTGAAACAATATTACCGCCAACATTTAAATTACCGCCAATGCCTACACCACCCGTAACAACCAATGCCCCTGTGGTAGTTGAAGTTGATGATGTTGCTCCAGTAATAATAGTGTTGGTGCTTGTAATTGTGCCACCAACAAATAATCCACCACCAATACCCACACCACCTTGCACAGTCAAAGCCCCAGTACTGGTTGATGTTGTTATTGAATTTTTAGGACCTATATTCAATGTACCAGTAGTAGGTGTAGTTGCGTTATTATAAGATAACCATCTAGTTACTGCGCTGTCAATAAAATAAAAACTACTCTTATTAAAAGAGAATGAGGAGGCATCAAACTCTACAAGACCAGAGGCACCAGATCCAGCGTACAAATACAAATTACCGTTATTATCTGAGCCAATACCACCTTTAAAAGTGCCATTTTGTAGGAATGTAACACTGGCATAGGTACCAGAAGAAGTCATGTCCAATTGTAACGGTCCTTTGGTGGTGCCAGAGCCACCAAGTCCGTATATTGTTGATGTACTTCCAACATACAATGATCCACCAATACCCACACCACCTGTTACTATTAGAGCACCTGTTGTGGTTGATGTTGAATTTACTGTATTTCCTACGGTAACAACTCCAGTAGTAGCATTTACGTTTACGGCATTACTGCCATAACCGCTGCCAAAGTCAATCTGGAAATTTCTGTTAACGTTTTCAATATGATTGACGCCACCATAAGCACCAATTATCATATATGATGCCGGACTAACCGTAGTTCCAAACCATACTTGAGCACCATTACTAACTGGTGATAATGATACAGTATATACATTGGTATTTGTCCAGCCATAGGCAACTACTGATTGTGCATTTACATACCCACCAATACCAACACCGCCAGTGACTATTAGGGCACCTGTTGTGGTTGAAGTTGATGCTGTAGCACTAGTTACAGATAAAGTAGGTGTCGATCCACTGAATGAACCTGTATAACCTTGACTGCCAGTATAACCAGCGCTACCAGTATATCCAGTAAACCCCAAGGGTCCTTGCGGACCAACACTACCTGTGTAGCCAACACTACCGCTATATCCAACACTACCGCTATATCCAACACTACCTGTGTAGCCAACACTACCACTATATCCAACACTACCACTATATCCAACACTGCCATTATAACCAGCTGATCCTGTGTAGCCAACTGAACCGTTGTAGCCAGCAGTTCCTTGACTACCTGTAAATCCCACACTGCCAGTAAACCCTAATGACCCATTGTAGCCAGCACTGCCACTATATCCCTGTATGCCCTGTGATCCAGTATAACCCACACTTCCCCAATAGCCGGCTGATCCATTATATCCATGACTTCCATTATATCCAGCTGATCCAGTATATCCCTGTATGCCCTGTGATCCAGTATAACCCACACTT